CAAATCTAATGAAAAATTTAGATTGAAGTTAGAAAAAATTTAAAGGAGATACAAATGGGTATTATTTCAAATGGAAACACAGTAATTGATAATGGCGCTATCGATTCAAATGAAGTCGATACTACGCAAATAGCAAATGACGCTGTAACTGCTGATAAATTAGCAAACACTGCAGTTAGTGCAGGTTCTTATACTTCAGCTTCAATAACTGTAGATGCTCAAGGTAGATTGACCTCAGCTTCATCTGGAGCAGGTGCCGCTAATTTGGCAGTCACTGCATCTTATACTTCCGGTTCAGGTAATCATACTACTTCGGCTTCCGCTTCTAAATTAATTGCATACGCTAAAGGCGGAGGCGGAGGAGGAGGCGGAGGCCGAAGAACTAACAATGGAAGAGGAGGAAACGGTGGAACAGGTGGATCAGGATTCTTTTCAAGTTCAGTTTCAGCATCAACTGCTTATGCCTACGCAATAGGGGGAGCAGGAAACGGAGGTAGTGGTGCACAAAATGTTGGAGGTACTGGTGGTTCAGGAGGCAATACTACACTTTCAACTCCAACATCTTTCGCTGCAAATGGTGGAGCAGGTGGCCCTGGATCAAATGGTACTAACACTAAGCCCGCTGGTGCAACTGGTAATGTATCTGGAGGTACGGCTATTGGCGATGGAGCTTTCTTTGATGCAGATAATGTGGGATCAGGTGGTGATTTCGGACAGGATTCTGGAAACAATAACCCGGGTTCTGCGGGGACAGCTGGGACAGCTGGTATGTTAATTGTTTATGAAAATGTAGGATAATATTATGGCATATATTTTATTTAATAATCAAACAAATAATACAGGTTTTTCAAAAATAATAGAAAACGATACTGTTAAAAATAATTTGTTAATGGATGTCTCTGGTATGACTTTTGTGCCTATATCTGATGCTGATTTTACTGAGTTAAAAAATGAAATTAAATCAGTAGAATCAAGAGATGGAGATACAGTTACGTACTCAACTAATCATAATTTTTGGGTTGATAAAGATCCTTTACAAAAAAAAATAGATGAACAAATCAAAATAATTAGAATTTTTACAGATAAATATACATCTCATCCATTTCATGATGAGTGGAATACTTTTAAAAATTCATTAGAGTCTCTAAATTTGGATGATATCACTTATCCTTGTGAAAGTTCTTTAAAAGAACTTTGCGATGAAAGAGGTATCACTTTTAAAAACATATTAGAACTTCCTTTATAGTTTTACAAATATTTTAAATTAGTTTATAAAATGTTATGTTTGAAAACGTTATACATTTTAGTGCTCATAAAGATATTGTCGCACAAAAAAAATTAAACCCAGTTCCAATAAAAACAAATATTCCTGAGTGGTTTAAAAAATTAAACCATAACAACCAATATAAAACGGTAAAAGGTTGTGTGCCTTTTCTTGAAACATTGACTACAGGCTATCTGTTAAAAACTCCACAACAATTTTTAATTAACCATAATGAATTTAAAGAAGATTCTAGAGTAACTGAACTTCAAATACCAGATACACCTTTTCCAGATAAAGAAAAAAAATTTTGTTTATATAATTTGAATTATTCCGCAGATGGTCATAACCCTCAACAAATTAAAGGAAGTCCATTAGCTCAAAAAAATTTAGATGTGCATGTTCAAAAAATTTTAAATCCTTGGTATATAAAAACTGCTCCAGGTTATTCTTGTTTGTTTTTACCGCCTTTGAATAATACTGATTCAAGATTTTCAATTATTCCTGGTATTGTTAATACAGATAAATTTGAATCAAGAATAAATTTTCCTTTTATTGTGAATGGGGATAAATACCCTCATCTTAAAGATACAATAGAAGAGGGTACACCTTATGTACAAGTAATACCTTTCAAGAGAAATAGTTGGAAAATGAAAATTAATTCTTTAAATGATAGTAATATAAATAAAAAATTAATTAAATTTGGTTTTTTATGGAAACTTATACATAGTTACAAAACAATTGTTTGGGAAAAAATATCATGGAAATAAAATGATTTTTAGAATAAATAATAAGACAGGAGAAGGTGAAATTATATTTTCACCTCAAGAAGCACAAATTATAAATAAAAAAAATAAAATAATTATTAGTCCATCGACTTCAAAGAAACTATTAGATAATCTTATGGGCATATGTGCTCATCTCGCTGAAAAAGTTCTTGAACACACACCCGCAAAATTAACCTATTCAAATGTCGTAGATACTAATGATAAAAGTAATAAATAACTATTTAAACAATAGTGATTTTTTTTTAATAAAAAAATTTATACAAAACAAGGATGTTCCTTGGTATTTAGATAAAGATGATAATATATTTTATCACGGAATGGTTAGTGAAGGTAAAATAAATAGTGTATTTATACATATTATTGATCCTTTTTTAAAAGTAATACAGTATAAAAAAATATTAGATCTTCATATTCACTATTTTCCTTATACAAAACAAGTAGTAAAATTCAAACCTCATATTGATGTAGACGCAGATGCAAGAACATCAATTTTGTATCTAGATACAAATGATGGGTATAATGAAATTATAGGAGGTCCAAAGGTTCATTCACAAGAAAATAGAGTATTTTCTTTTCCCTCGAAAATGCCTCATATTCATACAAGTTCTACAAATGAAAATGGGCGGTATGTAATTAACATGAGCTATCTTTAATGTTATAATACAACATGCCTTTAACAAACATACAAATAGCACCAGGCTTTAATAAACAAGTTACAGAGACCGGAGCAGAAGGTCAATGGACTGATGGGGATTTTGTAAGATTTAGATACGGTTCACCTGAAAAAATCGGTGGTTGGGAACAAATTACATCGGACACTTTAGTCGGAGCTGTTAGAAAACAACTTGTGTGGGCTGATTTAGACGGAAGAAGATACGCAGCTTTAGGAACTAACAAAGCTTTGTTTATTTATTACGAAGGTGGCTTTTATGATATCACACCCTTAGATACAGCACTAACGGGTTGTACATTCGATACCACAAATACTTCAGCAACTGTTACCGTAAATAAAACAACTCATGGTCTATTGTCAGGGGATCTGTTTACCTTTACATCTGTAACTCCTCCAAGTGGTGCAGGATATGTAGCATCCGATTTTGAAACAAATACATTTGAAGTAATTACATCTTCAGCGAACAGCTTTACAATTACAATGGCTAGTGCTGCATCAGCAACCACCTCAACAAGTGGTGCTGCCACAGTGAACCCATATATTAAACCAGGTCCATTGAATGCAACAGCAGGATATGGTTGGGGAACAGGCACATGGGGAAGAGGAACTTGGGGATCTCCTTCAACAGTGAGTAATTTAATTATTGATCCCGCTTCTTGGTCAATAGATAATTTTGGTCAAATTATGATAGCCACTATTAAAAATGGAAAAACTTTTTCTTGGAATCCTATAAATGCAGAGCCAAATGCTTTAACTACAAGGGCGGTTGTTGTTAGCGGAGCACCAACAAGATCTGTAATGTCTATTGTATCAGATAGAGATAGACATTTAATATTGCTTGGAACAGAAACAACAGTTGGAGATGGCAATACACAAGACAAAATGTTCATAAGATTTTCTGATCAAGAAAATATATCTGAGTATGCACCAACATCAGTGAACACCGCTGGTACTTTTAGATTGGACTCTGGAGTAAAAATTGTAGGAGCTGCAAAAGGTAAAGATTATATTTTAATTTTAACAGATACTTCTGCATATGTTATGCAGTTTGTTGGACCACCTTTTACCTTTTCTATTAGACAGGTTGGAAGTAACTGTGGATTAATTGGTCAACACGCTCTACATTACGTAAACGGAAGAGTTTGGTGGATGGGACAAGCAGGAGGTTTTTTTGTGTTTGATGGAACAGTTAAATCAGTTCCATGTTTAGTTGAAGATTTTGTATTTACTAGTACAGGAAATAATCTTGGAATTAACTATAGTGCAGGAGAACAAGTCTATGCAGGTCTTAATCATTTATATGAAGAAATAAATTGGTTTTATCCAAAGAGTGGTTCTGAACTAGTTGATAGAGTAGTAACTTATAATTATACAGAGAATGCCTGGACAACAGGGTCTTTAGCCAGAACTTCTTTTCACGATGCAACCTTATTTGACAATCCTTACGCAACAGAGTTTGATAGCACAGCAGTTCCGACATTTCCAATTATTCAAGGGGCTACAAATACTAATGGTGCTTCTACATATTATGCTCATGAGGTGGGTGTAAATCAGGTCGATAGTGTTGGTAACAAAACGGCTATACCTGCATTTATTCAATCAGGAGATTTTGATTTGAGTGTTGGTGGTGATGGAGAGTTTTTTATGAGTATGAGAAGATTTATTCCTGATTTTAAAAGACTCGAAGGTAATGCTCAAATCACAATTAATTTAAGAAATTACCCAACAAGCACAGCAGCTAGCTCACCTTTAGGACCATTTACAATTACAAGTTCTACTGATAAAGTAGACACACGTGCCAGATCAAGATTTGCTAGTGTGAAGGTAGCTAACCTTTCAACAGATCAAAGTTGGAGATATGGTACGTTTAGAGCTGACGTACAACCTGATGGAATGAGAGGATAATGGACCCTATTACACAAAGAATATTAGATCAACAAAGAGCTATACAAAATAATCCTAATTTTACTGGGTACCAACCATCAGCACCTGCAGATGGTATTGCGGCTTTTAATTCAACTCCTGTAAACCAAGATATTATGTTTCAAGATACGCTTGTTCAAGATAATCCACCAATTGACATGAAAGGAATGGCAGTAAATGTTGGCAAAAAAATGGTAACAGATTACGCGATTAAAAAATTAGGACTGGAAGGACTGAAAGGAAACTTGTTAAAATCAGCAGTTGGCTCAAATCTTATTGGTTTTAACAATCCTCTTTCTGCAGCTTTTACAGTTGGATCTATCCTACCAGATTCAGTAAAAGGAATTGCAGGTTTGTTAAGAGGTAAAAGAGCTGAAAAAGCAATTGCTCGAGACATTATTGCAGACAGTCAAGGATTTAAAGACACAACTATTTCACCTAGAATTTCAAATATGAAACCTTCTGATAGAGATAAAGGTATGGGATCTGGAGGAAAACCTACAGGACCTTCTAAATCACCATCCAAATCATATAGTGGTGCAAATCCTTATGGTGGGGGAGCAGGCGGATTACACTCAGGATATTAATAATGGCTAGAGTAGATATACTAATACCAGAACCAACTTCTGAATACACAGAGGAAAACCAAAGACAAGTTACTCAGTCCTTACGAACGATGCAAGATAAGTTAAATACATCTTATCAAGAAGAACTAAAACAAGAAGTGGAGAGAATGAGTTGGTATAGTATAAGGTTTGGTTGCTAATGAGTGATTGTAATAATGTAAATCCGATAACAGGTGGAAGCACAGTTGGCGACATTCCATTTTATCTAGCAGTTCAACAAGGTAAAGTTCCTGGTTATTCTATGATCAACAAGTTTGGATATAATCCTAGTATCGGTTCAGGTTCTTTTGAAACTATTTGGGAAACAGGAGGTGATTATCCTTATCAATCTACAGCGGTTACTGTTGATGTTGTTAGTGATGATACTAATGATGATGTAGCAGGAACTGGTGCTAGAACTTTGAGAATACAAGGTTTGGATGGTTCTTATAATTTGGCTGAAGAGACAGTTGATATGGATGGAACAACTACAGTTACAACTACACAAACTTTTTTAAGAGTATTTAGAATGTCTGTAGAAACAGCAGGATCTTCTGGAAATAATGAAGGTACAATTACAGTTACTTATACAGGTGGATCTGATGTTGCTGCAACTATATCAGAAGGTAATGGACAAACACTTATGACACTATACACTATACCTGCAGGTTATACTGGTTATTTATTATCAATGAATATATCATCTGGTAAAGATCAAGAAATGGATTTTAAATTTATACAAAGAATAAATGAAGGTTCTAACGGAGCTTTTCAAACAAAACAATTTTTAAATGTTAGAGGTGGACAGACAACTGTTATCTTTAATGCAATCAATGTAATACCTGAAAAGTCAGATATCTATGTTTCTGGAAAGGCAAGTTCTACCTCTTCTTCTTCTGCTTCATTTGATTTATTATTAGTACAGGATGGATATTAATGGCAAATATTTATAAAAACGCATTCTATGATCCAACAACTACGGCAGCTGAAACTGTTTATACAGTGCCTTCAAACGCTAGAGCTATTGTTCAAAACATACAATTAACTAATGAATCTGGGTCCAAAGTAGCAAAAGTATCTGTTACAGACTCATCGGCTACTACAGATTATCAAATTGCATATGCAGATATTACTGGTCCAACCATTTGTAATGTTGCAAAAGGGCCTGTAGTTCTTGAAGAAAATGATGTACTAAAGATTGAATCTTCTGTAACATCTGGTATAAGTGGTATAATATCTATACTCGAAAT